CGCACGGGATGAACGAAAGCTATATTTATGGTTTATTTCCAACGATAAATCGCCCAACAGTGTATGAGTAGTGTACAAATAATTAACTTAGAAGTAAGTCTTCATGCATTTACACTCCCATGTTGCTGCTGGGCGACTCCCGTGAATTAGGTATTAGTTTGAGCATCAGTCACTTGAATCTTTTCAATTTCATTTTTGAGTTTCTTGCCGGTGCCATTCCCTCCGAGCTTCTCGTAGGGCTCATACAGAGACATGAAATTGTCATATTCTTCAAGTGTTAGCGTTCCTTGCCGTACATAGCTGGTTCCAAGCGAAAATATCATTGTATGCATTACGCCAAGAAGCGCTTTGCGTAGGTCATTCACAAGCTCATAACTTACCTTATGTTTTTCTTCTTTCTTTTTCTCGCACTGATGTTCGTAAATAGTTCTGACAAAAGCCCAAAATCCAGTTGACGCGAACATTGCGACGATCAAAGTAATCAGTTGCTGTTCGCCCATCTGCATTCACTCCTTAGTTGTGCTCTACCACATAGGTATAGTATGCAGCGGCCTTTTCTGTGACAGCATCCTCGTCTTCAATCCAATCTTTTGTAAGCTCGCCATAGATTTCCGGCGTGATGTTGGTTTTGCCAAGGCTCTTTCCGTAATCGGAATAAAGCGAGTTCATCACCGCCCAGAACTTGTATTTGCAGATTCTCTGGTAACCGAGCTTATCACGGATTGCTGTAGTTGCGTCAATTGTCCAATGAGCTCCCGTCGTACCGTCAGCGTTTTTCATGTGAGAAACCCACATGTTCGCCATTTCTTCGGTAAATTCCGACATCTCAATACCAATGAAATGCTTTGTGACAAGAAGTTTTGTCAAAACATCAAGAGATATCCGGTCCAATCCATCCTGTTTAAGAATTTCATCGATCTCATGCTTGAAATATTCGCATGTGAGCATTTCTCAAAGCACCCCTTTTGCTAACGTTTAGATACGCTGCTGCAAACGTTCACAACATTGCCAGCGCCTCCATTGCTCACAATGGCAAAGCTGACTTGATGAGACGTATTATTTTGGCAGCGACATACCTGGTCGAACTGAATATCAGTCTCGATATGTACCGTCGTATAGGCTTCCGCGACAAGCGTAACAGTCTTTGTTGCGCAAGGATTAGCTGTGCCATCAAGAAGCATCTCAATGGAAACATTGCCGGCAGTAGTGCCGAGAATAGTAGCATCAAGAGATACCCTATACAGACCGGTTTTATCGATTCTGTAGCTATTCAGCGAAGGTACAATTGCTTTTCCGTCAAGAACAACCTGATTTGCATTTATCGCAATCGGAGTTGTTACATTGGCAGGAAAGGCCTGAACTGTCTGATTGTAAAATCTAGCAATAGATCTCTGGTTCCCACACTGGCCATAAAAGTTGCAACCCATTGTCTTTGACCTCCTTCAAAAAATAGTTAGGAGGAGAGCCGAAGCCCTCCCCCATTTTGAATTTAATTACTCTGCATTCCGCAGGGAGTAGGACAAGGAGGGCAGGGAGGATAGCTAGTCCAGCGCCCCATCTGACCGAGGATGTAATTGCTCTGACGCAGCTCATTGCGTTCGCCACGAACAGTAAGAAGCTCATCACGCAGCCGAGCATTCTCACCCTGCATGAGCATAGTTCGAGTTGCATTACCTTCCTCACGGATGGCACTGACAATATCCTTTGTATTTCTCTCAGCAAGATACCGGTTCTCCATAATACCCTGCTTGATTTCACAGCAGCAGCCCTGCATGTTGGTGAAACCACGGTTGACTTCGGTCTGAAGGTCTCTGATCTCACCAAGCAAATTATAGTTCCCATCCTTTACCGAACCAATAACACCACTGGCTGTAGTGCTAATAGCTCTTTCGATATCGGACTGACCCTTTTGGATGGAATTCAGATCAACCGCTCTCTGAATATCCGCCTGAGTGGCATAAGCTTCGCCCACCCGATTACCGTTTCCGAACATTCCGTTGCCTCCGAACCCGAAGAGAGCCAGAATGGCAAATAGCCACAAGCCGTCGTCAAATCCGCAGTTTTCGTTGGTGATACCCATAAGTATTTCCTCCTAAAAATATTTTTATCAACAAAGACGCCGTACGCTCGCCTTCGAAGATCGAAAAATATAGAAATGGAGGATAGCAGAGCCTAAAGTTTACTTTAAGCCCCGCTCCACCTGTGCCAGAAATTCATCGGGGTTAATTCCACGTCGCTGGCATTCGGCGTAGAATTGATCTTTCATGCTGCCCTTCTGTGACATTGCCTCCAATGCCGGATTGGCAGACATTACTTGCTTTACAAAACCTTGGGGATTGGTGCTTGCCTGATACATGTTGTATAGCTTTTTCAGCTCTGGACTCACAACAAGCGGTTGCTGAGTATTGGGTTGTGTTCCACCAAGCCATGCACCCGGGTTGCCGTTATTTTTCATCAACGGATTCGACACCTAACTGCACCTCCAAGTTACTGATTTTAGCGGTAAGCTTAGCAATGGTTTCTTTGAGTTCTTGCGTGGTCGGTTCCGGTTCATGCACCCTGGCTACCATATCGTAATCAATGCAGGTTGATTTACGACCGAGTTCATCGGTGCAGACAAACCATACAACAGGCTCATCCGCATCCGGCAATAGGGCTCGACTGTTCGGACCCATCTCAAAGTCAAGTGCGCCTTTCCTTCCTTTCACGAAACAAAGATCATATCTGGGAGGATCTGGCTTTCTGCCATAGGACTGTGTTTGCGGGTAATAGTTGTCCATAAACATTTCTCCTTTCGCATTAACCGATTGATTACCGATCTATATCAAGGCTGATAGATACAACCTAGATACTTGTATACACCACCGGCACCCCAGTTTCCATCACCCTTATAACGAGTCTTTGTGACGAAAACCGGACCGCCCCAGCCGGATTCGCTCGTAATAATTGAGCCATCAGTATTGATCTTTTCCACAATCGCGACATGGCCTGCTCCGTCGGAACCGGACAATGTTGCGCCCTTCTGCCAAACCATGCATCCGCCAACTCTAGGCTCCTGACCATAAGACAGGCTGCCTCTATATTGAATGAAATTCTCGGCATTGGACGGGCGCAGATACCTACAGGAGCCGGCCTGGGCAATCTCGTTAAATCGACCATAGGCGTAGCCAACACAGTTGCAAAGAACATTGCATCCAGCGTCCTGAGGACTACCAGTGATTGCATCAGAATAACCGCCTTTGGCTCTAGTGTTGTAATACGGATTACCGGCTTCAGGCCTGCTCAACCTAGGCGTAAATACCTTTGTGCCGCCGATAGAAGGTTCCGACACAGTGATGTGCTTCGACCTGAAATCATCGCCAGTAACGGCCTTCTTCAACGAAGCATATGTAACAGGTCCCGGGATGCCATCTGCACTGATTTTTGCATTTGACTGGAATTCCCGAATGGCAGCCCTCGTGTTTGCACCCATAATGCCGTCAATTACACCAGGATTATAACCGAGATAGGACAAAAGCAACTGAACCTGTTTGGTCGTCATAACTTACTCCTCCGAACCGTCGGGTTTGGGTGTATTGGTCTCAATTACTTCTCTCAGAGTTGCCAGAGCTTCATCGATATATTCGTCAAGTTTCTTAATGACCTCTTCCTGATTTGTGATCTTACCGAGAATGGGATAGGCGGCAAAGATCTCATCAAGCACCTGAGCACGCTTGATGGCACCGGCCTTCTTCCAGTCGGCGTAATCAATCTCGGCAGCAGTCACACGATCGAGAATGATTTCTCTTGCCTGCTTCAGGGCAATTTCCATCTTCTCTTCTTTAGACTTGGCAAGATATGCTCTGATCTTCTTGTAGAGAAGCAGAGCCATGCCAACCAGAATAGTGATTTCCGTCCAATGATCGTTGATGAGCATCAGAACGTTGTTAATACCAGTAAGAATGTTCATAAAATTTCCTCCTTAATCTCCAATTCCGGCTTGATCTCCTCTATTAGACATTACTGTCTCATAGACGATTCCACCGGATGTGTTTTCAGCACACGATTTTTTCAGATAGCCAAGTGCAACTGGCACAATTGATACAGGCACACCGAGAAGTGCAATCAGGATTGTTGCATCCGGATTAAAGAAATACGCTACTTCACAAAATACCAGTATCTCGACAGATATAAGAAAAGTCCCTGCCAGAAGAATCTTACTGGTAGGAACCTTTTTCTTATTATGTTTCTTTTTTACCCTCATTTTGAATCACGAGCCTCCGTCATCGTAGGTCATGCCGTAGACCTTTACTTCGGTAATTTTCACGCAATCACCTCTTCCCAGCCCTTGGGGTATGCAGACGGCGACCATACATTATTGCCCATCGTTGAACGGTATACTTTACCGCCTTCCGTGCAGCAGTCGCCCTTATTGTAGGGGCTGGTAGCCATGGCGACGAACGGCAACGCTTTCGCTGGGTCTGTGCTCCAAGCAAACCCCCACTGTGCGGGAAGTTCCTCCGGCTCCTTAGTGTAGATAGTGCTGTCATAGGGCTGCACCAGTCGTACCACACGGCCAGCAGACGATTGACACACAAACCCGGCCTTGCGCTCCAGCATGTTTTTGTTTGCGACAGCAGCCTTGAAACTGGGAATGTCGCTATCCGCCGCGTTCAGTTCGGTGCCTGTCATGTCCGGGGCTTTCTCCTGCAAGGCAAGCGCGTTCGCCCGCCCCTGGGCATACATGATGCTTTTTCTTTCCTCTTGTGTCACAGACTGTCAACCCCTTTCTTATAAGCTTCATCCAGCTCTTTAAGCTGTTCCTCACCGCCGCTGGCTTTCATTTCCGCGATTTTCGCAAGGATGGCGTTTTTGCGTTCTTCGATGGTCATGCGTTCACCCCCAGAGCAGTTTCAATTTCGGTCAACGCAGATTCATATTCGGTATTCTGAGCAACAACCATCTGATACTGCTCCCGCTCATATTCCCGCTGGGCGGCGTCAAGCTCATCCCAGGGTTTCCACGGGGCTACCATCTCGCCGGTAAACACCACACCGTCAGAGCGCGTCCAGCTGGAACCGGCAGGCACGAAGCGATACCCCTCGATGTAGGTATCGCATTTGCCATCAAAAGCGTCTGTTTCTACGGCGGTATATGTGATATCTGGGTTAATTAGGTGACACTTAAAATTGGAATCAATGTATATTGTTTTCATTTAGGCCACCTCACTTACATTAGACTAACTTCTGACACTTTGACCGTGCCGCCCTTTTCACTATAGAAAGATAGCATAACAGTATTTGCTCCAGAGACACTCGAAATATCAAGACTAACTGTACCAGTTGTGCGCGTGGTGACTTTTGCGGCTGGGTTACTAATCGAAGTAGCATACAGATAGACGCTAAGAGATCCGTTACCTATTGAATCTACTGTTACTGAAAGTGCTTTATACTCACTTACGTCGATCTTATTTTTCGGACCACACGAGAAGGATTTTTCGGCGTGGGCTACTATACTAATTTGTTGCCCTGATATACTAGCTGAGCCGGCGGAGGTAGCACCAGTGCCCCACCCACCAGTTATTGCGTCACAAGTATCGCCATTGTTGAAAAGATGGGTGATATATTGCAGGGTGATATTCTCGGTCTGGCCGTCGGTGGTTATCACGACATCGGCACTTTTTGACTTATCCCCATCGGTGGAACTCACCGTCCACGTCCCTGCGTTCGGCACAATGCAAGCCCATGTACCACTGGTGTCAGGGGCGGATAGAGTCGTTGTGCCGTCAGAGCAGGTACAGGTCGAACCGGCGGGATAGGTGATGTTGATGGTAGCTGCGAAAAATGCAATCACGGTTGAATAATCGGCAGTGACGACAACAGGCTTAGATGAGGTTTGTGATCCATCCGTAATCGTAAGTGTCCAAGTCCCGGTTGCAAGCCCCTTAAAGACTACCACACCACTGGTGCCGGAGTTCTTGGTTTTTGTCTTGCCATCCTTAGAAACAGTCACAGTTACGTTCGCCGGAGCTGTGACGGTAAGGGTGCCACCAGAACCACCGCCAACATTTGTTTTACCAATAGCCATTTACATTACCTCCAGCAAACAACTGAATCGATAAGCACCGCTGCTGTTGGGGTAGACGATGCGTAAATATAAATTCCACCAGCGTAGCACTCCGCAACCGGAGCGAACTCGCAATCTGCAAGTGCGGCGATTGAAAATGTTACATCCGGCACCATACTGGCAATGACACCGGCAAGTGGGATCGTGGCACGATAAGGGTAATCTGCGTATGTGGTATCGCTTATAAAACTTGCAACCGGGACGGATACGTTTTCGAATCTCCGTCTTACGGCATCAGGAGCTAGTTTCTCGTAAGTAACGGAACCGTCAATTAGCGTTCCGGATACTGCCTGAGAAATCTGATCCTCCAACTTAGCAAATAGGATGTCAAATTCGAGCTTCCAATTCGCAACCAGAGCATCAATGTCTACCCCATTTTGAACGCCCGCGACAAACGGACATTCTGAAGTGCCAACGACAAACCGAATATTAGCAGGCTTAATATCCGTAACACCATGATTAACTCTTACATATGCCAAAGGGTGCTCGTGTATTTTCTTGTCATCGTCGTTAGTCATGGTCGGCTTAACTGGAGCGCTAGAGGCTGTACCAGCTTTTGCAACAATACTATTAGTTCGCTTATCTCCGTCAACCCTAAGCACAATCGCATCAATACGGTCATAAACTTGATGTGCAGCGGTAAGCTCAACAACAAGAATTGAATCATTAAGCGTCCACGTATGATCGAACCACGCTCTACCTGGAGCAACATTAACATTCATACCTGTACCTGGGGTAACAGAAAAAGCATCTCCAATTGAGTGGTACACACCATCAGTAATGACACCATCGAATATAGAAGCCATCTGGTTCGCATTGTATCTACGGTCATGATTGACCGAATTGTAAAATCCGTAGCTTATACTCAAGTGGTTTCTCCCTCCTTTTTATCATCTTCATTTTGGGCAACAAACGTGGGATAGCATTTATACCCGTTTTCGTCTTCGGACCATATAATCTCCGAAACAAGGGACGGACCTTCCATCTTGTATTCATTTTCTACCTGAACAATATCCCCAAGATAAAAGTCTTTGTCATATACGAATCCTTGAGTGGCATCGACTTCACCCTCGAAAGTCTTGGCATACTTATTTGCATCGAGATCTTTTTGCCCTCTTGCTGTAAGAATATTATTGTATTCTTCAGTTGTCAGTTTGGTTCCGTCTTCCTTTTCAGAAGAGGCATCTCTGGCATCCGTAAAAATCTCTCTCCGCAATAATCCAGAAGTAGTTCCAACAGAGATGTACTTTCGGTCAGGACCTTCTCCTTCACCACCAACAAGGGAAACATTTTTGTACTCTTTGGATGTTTCGGCATATTGGCTATCGATAATATTGTCAAAAGATGGGGAGAAGATAACATATGGATTTTGGGTTTGAGCATAACTTCTGTCATCACCTTTATAAAGCTCAAATACGAAATTGTTGCTTCCGTCAAGAGTGATCTTAAATCCAATGTCATTCGCAACACACAGGTCTTTAACCACTTCATACAGATCATCGCCAGTGTATTGCGCCTCCATCGTCAAAGAGGTGATTCTTTCGTCCGTAGACTCCTTGAAAATAAAATTTGGTATCTTCCTTTCCACAACGGTAGGGGAAATAAACGCATCGGTGATGAGCTGTTTAATCCCATTTTGAAGGTTTCCATCTAAGGATGTCTGCGTCCAAACGACTCTGCGACTAAGAATCGATTCCAGAGAACGTCCGGTGGCAATGAAATAATCGCCTTCATCGATATCGGTATCAACCTCACGTCCTTCGATAATCATAGTGTGACTGGATGAGGGATTGACCAAGTAATAGTCCGTCTGCATTACATCCATGATACTCGTCTCGGGAAATGTCATGATCTCAAAATCTCCGCATTCCTGATACCGGTCTGTCCAGATAGCAGATTTGTAGGAGTCTATCAATCCAACTGCTTCGAAGTTGGTATTCAATACATAGTAGAACATTTAGATACCCTCATAGAGAACAGTGTGGGATACGTCGAATCTCAAATTCGTCATTCCTTCTTCTGCCTGATATGCGAATGCATTGTCGCCTCTTGCAAGCTTGAACCAGCTGGACTTTCGATCCAGAGAGTTTAGAACATTTGTGTAAACACCATTTCTCAATCGCCGAATGTACTTGCTGTTGGAAACGGTACTAATAATGAGGTCGTCTCCTTCTGCAAGTTCGATATTGATGACCATCGTTTCGCCCGTATCTAGGTTATCGATTCGAATATTCTTGGCAGGACCGAGGGCATGAACTGTAAAAATTCCGCCAACCTCGGAGTCACCCTCGTATGGAACATTTGCTTCCGTAACTTCATTTATTCGACCTACTTCCAGCATAGGTTCATTGCCTTCATTCTCGAAGGGAAACTCAAACAGAGCTTCTTCACCATAGAAGACAACAGTCACATTCGGATCCAAACTTGCCTTGAAAAATGGATCCGGACAGATTATCGAAATTTTTGTACTTTCCGTTTTCGAGAAAATGTCCGGTTCATTCGACTCTACGTAACCAGTTATGGCGGCTTGTCGCTCATCCGTTATTACTTCAAACGTCAGCGTCTTCTTAAGTGGGAAAAATTTGTATGTAAGCCGTCTGCATTCCTCGACATTTGTGCCGACAAACCGAAGCGACATCACAATATTTCTGGACTCGACCCGAGCAGAATTAAACATAGCTCCATCGTTTGATGCGATTTCAACCGTGTTAATTGATGCTTTTTCCGGGCCAAGTCCGTCAATATTGGTGACGGCAAGACCCGAACTATATGGATTCGCTAAATCCAGAGTAAGCACTTCACCACGATAATTCGTGATCTTTACCGTCTTTATCATTTCTTAATCATTTCCTTTACTGTAGAGAATTGATTGCGCGTCTGTCTGTAAATATCGATTCTGGACAGCGCCTTAGGAGAATAGTTGTTCTGCGTGAAATTAAACGAGGCAGGGGTACTAGGTTCCGTTTCCTGAGGCTTATCGACGCCGCGATTGCCCATATAAGACGCAACCGCATTCATGTTACTCAGAGCCGGGTCAACATCCGACATATCAAGTCTAGGCTTAATGGTCGGTCTGTATGTACTGTCGAAATTATCGAGAGTATCCATAACATCGCTCATGTCGATAACAGGAGTAATGCCGCCTTCAACCCCATTTTGAATTCCTTCGTTCAGGCCATCACAAGCTCTAGTGCCCAGGCTATAGGCCGCGGATTCAACTTCGTCATATCCAGCAACAACGGCGTTTATCAGACCCATGTCGAAATATACACCTAGCTTATATGCTTCCTTAGAAGGCGAATGAGAATTTATGCCTGACTGAGTGCCGGAAATCAATTTTTGAGCAAGATCGTAACCGGCCTGCCATATCTGATGAGCCCACGCCCAAACACCATCCTTAAGACCTTGCCCCCAGTAAGAGCCGGTAGCAGTCGTATCAACACTTTGGCCACCAGAATTAACCTCATTACCCATACTTACGCCTGAGTTGTTAAGGTCATTAAGGTTCTTAACGGATGTCAGACTTGCGCCGAGTTTTGTAATGAAACTTAAGCCAAGCGTGTTTGCGGGCTCCGTTGCATCGGTGCCTGCTACCATGGAGGTAAGAAGGGGCAAGAAATTACCAACCGTGCCTTCTTCGCCACCGGCCTGACCACTAGACAACGATGTACTGACAGATCCCATGACGTTGGTAGAAATAAGGCTACCAATGGAGGTGAAGTCAGTACCATTGACAGCGTTGCCAAGAAGGGTTAATAGCGATTGACTTGTGGTTGATGTATCAGCGTTGCTCACAAATGCCTCGTTGATTTCCTGCTCAATCTTCGTTGCAATATCCGTACCAATAGGCGTCATGGTTTCCCATTCATCCGTTGGTGTAAGATTTTCCGCAAGCCATGTCGTGATGGCAGTTTTTGCCGATTCACTTGCCTCCCCACTTCCGAGGTAAGCCACCATGCCAGCAACAAACGCCTTTGTATTCTCTTGCCCAGCGTTATTGAACTCATCGGTACTAACCATGCTGTTTGCGAATTTAGAAATATCATTCTTCATCGCATCACTATCTGTGCCACTAAAGTCGATACCGGTCATGCCGAAATTGCCCATGCCGGAGAAACCTTGCGACGGATCAACGCCCCCTCCTTTGAACAAGTCACCGAGTTTGGACTGTATGTCAGGGGATAGCTCATCAAATCCAGCATTGAAATCAGTTTCAAACTGGTCGACATAAGCCGTAGCTGCATCTCCGCCAGCTGTCTTAGATGCTTCAGTAGACTCTTCGAATACCGACTCGTTATCAATTTCGATATCGGTATTTTCCGTATATGCTAGACTGTAGGCTTGAGCACCCTCTACGCCCTTTGTCTCGGCATCATTATTGACTTCACTAAGAATATCACCGCCAGAAATTGCGGCCGAAGCAGTAGTTGTGAATTCCTGTCCATAGTTGCTACCACCCTGTGACCCCTTTTCACCAGATGTGGAAACAAGACCATCCAGTATTCCGCTCGCATCCTGATCCCCACCGCCAGCAATGGCGTCCCACATAAGCTTCGCGGAACCGGCCGTAGATTCAGCGGATTTCGCAAACTCATCTCTCAGATTTGCCAATCCACCAAGTATATTACCGTTCGCATTTTGAAACGCGTTGGCGATTGCGGAGATGGTGTTACCAAGGGCAACAAGTGCAAAGTTGAATGCGATTATGCCGACAGACGCAAGAGCCGTGGACACGCCAAGAAGCGTTACAGCAAGGATAAAAGTATATATTGCGATACTACCGATCAACAATACAATACCGGTGAGACCCACCAAAGCCATAGCCCCGGCCATAGCAGACATGCCGCCAGCAATACTAAACAAATCGACTCCTTGTAACTTCTCAGCAGCAGCCGCAAAGGTGTGTATTGCCAGAGATACTGATAACATCATAACCGCAATTGATAAGAACAAGCCCATCACGGCGAGAAGCCCCAAAACCAACGGAGGGAAGTTTGCCATTGCCACCGCTAGTACCACAGCAATAATCACAAGAATTGCTACTGCACCCAGCAGAATTCCCATGTTTGCAAGTAATGACATTGTGTCTGCTTGAGCAAATGCCGTCATTAATGGAATGATCGCATATAGGCCACCAAATATAACGATAAGAAGTCCAGCAGCAATTACCGCATTAATAATATTTACTTGAGCTTTTCCAAGATAGCTTACAGCAATGGAAACAGCCGCAATTACGGAAACCATCGTAATAGCAGCCCACATCATTGCATCTATAGGCATATTTGAGAGTACAGCCAGAGATGCTCCTACTGTAAGAAGTACCCCCATCATGGCAAATAGGCTTACAGAACCACCTTTATTTTTCGAAGCCGCTTGGGCTGCAAAACCTAATGCAAGCATAACACCTGCTAAGACAACTCCACAAATGAATATTGCACCAAGTGGACCTATCATCTGGTCCCATGTAAAGCTCGTAAGCGTAATCATCATCAATGCCAGCGCAACTATACCTGCGACAACACCAATTATAATGGTAAGGCCTTTGCCACCGCCAAGCTGCGCTGCTTTACCGACAACGAGAGTCAGGGCACCGATAATCGCACCAAGTACAAACAAATATCCGATTGCGCTCCAGATTTCTTCAACTGTCATGCTCTTCGTAAGCAAGGCCATTGCCTTAAAGAGCATCATCATGACACCAATCGCCACCGTCATGACGATTACAGTTGCAGCGAGTTTCAAAGCACCCTTACCACCATCGGACTTTTGTGCAGCTTCGCCAAGTGCAACTGCCATTGTAGAGACAATAACACCAATAAGGAACACTCCAAGCCAACCAGCCCAATAATGGTCTACATCGGCGAAATCAGACAATCTCTCAAATAGAAGCGTTATGAGATACATCGCGCCAACCATTGCAAAGACGCCAATACCTAGTTTCGCAAGAGACTTTGACATTTCGCCCATGCGCTTACTGATCGCGATGAGGGCGATAACTAAGCCTCCCAATATAACCAAAACTGGAATAATTATGCTACTGTGTTCTCCAAACTTCTTCCAGGTTTCTTTCATTCCTTCAGAAGTTATCTTTTCAAATGTGATTGTCAGAAGATAGATGGATGCCACAAATGCAAGGATTCCAAGAGCGGCATTTGCAAACCCACTCATACCTTTGCCAACCTTAGTTACAGCAGAGGCAAGAATACCTACAATCATAATTGCTGCGACAATCCATCCAAGCTTAATCGCATCGTCTGAAAGCTTAATATTCTCAAGAAGCTTTACCGCCTGGGCAAGCTTCAGTATTGCGACGGATACCACCATCAGAACTATAGCAGCGACCGTAATCTTACCACCGAGAAGTCCAAGCAGTGCAGTAACACCGACAAGCTCAACGGCAAGTCCACCGATTATGACAAGAATCTTCCAGACCTTTTTCCAACTACCTTCGCCTTCACCGGCAGCAATAGAAGCATTCTTGGAAGCTATGCTCAGGATCAGCATGGCAGCGCTTAGGGCGAGTAAAGGTTTTATAATACCCCTTACTTTCTGCAATTTATTCGCCGTCAGCTTGGTTGCCACAATAGCGGCGACTGCAGACACGACAATAAGCACAGCCATCATTCCGCCAAGATACTTTGCAACACGACTAAGATCTTCACTTGGGATCGTAGATAATAGAAACAAAGACGCGGCGAGTACACCTATCGCAATCGAAATAGCCTTCATATTTGCTGCGAACCCGCTTCCGGATTTACGCTTGATGATGCTATTCAGATTACCGAGAGTCTTTTTGATTTCGACGGCAACACCGGAAAGATCGCTAAGTGCTTTTGTAAACTTTCCAACGCCTATGACCAATGCGGCTCCCGTGAAAATAGCAAGAAGCTGTCCAAAATCGAGATGTTCCTTCAGGTTGTCAACAACCTTTTGCAGATCTTCAAAAGCCGTTCTAAGTTCAGGAAATGCATCGAGAAACTCTTTGAATTTCGTATTGGCACTCTTAAATAGATCGGAAATACTGAAATTCTTGATTTTTTGAACCACATTAGAAAGCCCGGTGGATACTTTCTTTATGAACCTATCGACTCCGGATGCCAGCGTAGCAATAGGGTCATCGCTATTTACCACTTCGCTAATAAACTGCGCAAATGGGGAGACTAAATTTGTATAGAGAAAGTTTGCATAGGGCGACAACAACTGCCAGATTCTTCCTAGAACGCCAAGGGCATAACTACCAACTCTCTTTGCAAATTTATACAAAGGGGCAAGTTTCTTTGAAATTCGGTCAAATATATCACTTAAATCATCAGCAGATGGGTTAAGTTTATTGTTGATGAAATTCTCGCACCATTGCAGGGCATTAAGAATTTTATTTCCTACATAATGATAAATGTCAGAAAGGCCTGTTCTTATGCTACTAATAAATCCCTGTACAGGTGCAAGTGCAAAGAAAGCCTTTGCAATTCTTATAACACTTTTTACAAGATTTCCAGCGAGACCAATGATCCTTCCAACTACGGAGATACCCGTTTTCAAAGCGCCGAATACCTTACTGGCAACACTATAAATCCGATTACCCGCGTCTTCCCCCATTTTGAGTGTTTCTGTCCACCGATGAAAGGCGATAATTGCGTTCTTAATGCTTCCCGCTGTTGCACTTGGGAAGATGTCACCCCAAGCCTTTTTAACCATGGCGATACGATCACCGATGGCAGAAAGAATATTTTTAACACCCTCAATGGCGATTGTCCGGCCAGAATTGGAGGCATAGAACTCGTGATTGAAGTTTTTAGCAGCCTCCGCAGCATTCTCAAGGGAAACCGCATTCTTATCAGTAAGCTCGCCGAGTAGGCGAATCTGAGCAGTTGGATCGCTTTTTGCCAGTTTGAAAATGTCCCGGGCATTAGCAATATCATACCCAGCCTCTTGCAAATTCTTGGTAAGTTCTTTGTAATTCCAACGATTACCGAATTCGCCAGTCATCATTCTGTCGGCGAGCTCGGCAGCCGTAGTAAATTCTTTTGTGACCTTTTCGCCAGATTCAAGTGCGTTGGAATAACCGGCCATTACGCTACTTACCATTGAGCTATCAACCCAATGAAGACTCAACAAGTCCTGAATTGATTCGGCCGATCCCGCCGTTGCATCAATAAGCTCATCTGGGAATTTCCCAGACGCTTTTGCCGTATTAACAAGTTTTTCCTTGAATGCATCTAGTTCGATACCGCAATCAGCTAGACTTTCTTCAATTGTGCCAATGGGGGTAGATTGGAAAGCTTCATCGATTAAATCAGCAACGTCACTCAATGGGGCAGCAAAAATGTTGTATAAACCTTCCGATAATCCCGTCCATAACTCTACCTGCTGTTCATAGTCGCCAAAGATACTCTCGAACATCTTAAGCCACTGCGAACTAACTGCATCCTTCGTGGCATTGATCGCTTCGGAAAAGGACTTTGCTTCCTGAGCGGACTTTGCCGCACGAAGAGAGACTGTGTCATACTGCTGTCCAAGAATTTCATATGCTTGAGAGGCCGTTTCAATGACGTTACCTTGATCGTCAAGAGTGCCAATCATTTCATAGGCCTTCTGGGTCATTTCATTAAAATACCCAAAAGATTTCTCCATGATATCTCTGGTGAATACTTTCTTAGAAAGTAAATTGGTAAAGTTTGAAATGTTGGCTTGGCGCTTTGTAATTTTTCTTTCGGCAACAGCGGTATCAAGAAGTATCTGTTTCAGCTGTTTTGACGCAGCTCCTGCCTGTTCAACCGATTTCCAGTCCATATATGACAAATATCCGGCCGTATACGACTGATTGAGGTTATACATAATCCTGCTGAATTCAGTGGCGCCTTTACCTGCAAATGCGGTGGCATTAGCAACGCCTTGAATCATAGGGATCAGACTGTTAATATCACCGCCAGATGCAGACATCGTTGCAAGTGCATTCACCATTTCGGTAAAACTGTACGACGTCTCATCTGAGAACCACATCAGCTGGTCAAGATACTTGTTAATTTCCTTGACGGATAGCCCGGTTGAGTTAACAAGCGTCTGAATTGAAGATGTCTTCTGCTCGTATTTGCTGTAGCCAGCTGTAATCTGATCTATTGTTAGAGATTTGACAAGAGCGGCTCCGGCGTCGAGTGCCTTATCCGTAATGCGCTCAAGAGCTCGAACGCCAATGATACCCATGGTGCTGAATCGAGTCGATACGGTATCAGCAGCCTTCAAAAGCGGTTCAAAGTTACATTTTTCAGCAGCCTTCTCAACGTCCTCGAAGGACTTTCGACCGTTTTTAAACTCCAGTGCTTTATCGAGTTTTTCAAGAGTTTTAATAGACTGCTTTGAATTTTTCTCAAGAGATTTGTTGTTCATCTCTAATTGAACAACTCTATTCTCTATTTCGGTACTCACCCGCTCGTCACCTCTTTCCAAATCTTATTTGTCATTTCATCAAAGATTGGCTGGATAGCAGGGTTGATATAATCTCGTCCTTCTACCCAGCCACCTGTTCCGGTGCCATGCCCCAATTGAAGAATTAGAGCGATATTGACACCATCATTAACATTGTCGTTGACCCAGTTTATTCGTGCAGATCCATCGGCATACACGATTTCGTATCGCCACATGGACGCTGTAGAACCACTGTCTATTGGAGTTGCCGACATCAGCGCGACAACACCTTCTCGTGCATATTTCCGCAAGCTTTTTAGGATTTTCTTGTCGGATGCATGCTTAAGGAACCGGTAAGTCTTCTTAAAACTACCGGTCGTCGTCATTTTTATCGGCATTTTAAACTCCCTTTCAAGGTTTATGAGCTTTCGCCTGACGTGCAGCATTCATGGCACGATTCTGCTTATAAATATCCCTCTTACTCATCTTAGAATTGCTATTCTCGATGCCGTATATACGGAGAAGAGTCATAAGTCGGTTAAAGTGCCATTTTTCTGCTTCCCATGGGATCTGCGCCGCAACCATCCAGTAGTACACCTGTTCGGATGTAATGATCTTCTTACCAGGCTTTTCTTTTTTCCAGCTATGGAAAGTTGTGGCCGTCATTGGGTCTTGGATGTACCGCTCAATCGTGTCGAAGTTCTTTCTGGTAAGCCGGTAATAAACGGCCGGATTAACCTTTTGGGAAATCGTCATGCAGCGAACATAATCGACAAATTCCTCTTGCGTTTTCTGTTCTTTCGACATAAACGGCTTTTTCCATTTTGCCTCCCATTTTGAAATAGAAAGCAAGGAATGCTCCAATTGGAGCGTAACCGAGGGACACTGGATGAACTCATTTCGAGTCTCATCATACAGTTCCCTCGGTGGAATTATCAGGGTTAACATTACGTGGCCGAAGCAGCAGCCTCAGCGGGAACATACTTCTTCATGTCCGGGATAACGGCATTCGCGAACTCCTGCGCAAACTTTTCGTCCGTAACAAGCTTCATGAACAGTTCGACATATGCCTGAGTCTCTGCGAAATCATTCCAGATCTCATCGGACTTCTGGAAACGCCGGCCATCCTCGCTCTTTCTGCCATAGCTCATCCGAACGATCTTCTTGAAGAAGCGCATAATCGCCGGCCCATCTTTCTTCTTCATGGCCTTATCCAACTGACCTTTCAATCCGCCAGGGGTAGTTGCCTCAAGCTCGGTCAGCTCTGCAGGGGAAAGGTGGAAACGAACCTCCTCAGTTCTTTCATTTCCATCAAAGTCCTTATAGGTAATTTCATGTACAAACATTCTATTTTCTCCTTTCAATTTTTAAGAATGCCCCCAACACGATGGATGGGGGCATGGTTGATTACTTCTTAGCCTCAAGCTTCGGGGGTCATGATTGTGATAATCTCATCAGGCAGCGGCAATCTCGCTTTTGCCGTAGAGCTGCCATACAGGATACCTTCCAGCTTGGTCAGACAAGCCTTTTCCTTTTCGGTCTTCAGTTTAGTGGAGTCGATCTCCATATGTGCAAACGCCTTATAACCGGGAACGTTGATCGGGACAGTCTCAAATTCCCAACTGAACTCCATTGCCTCGGGAGAGTCGTTGATAGTCTCGAAACTCCGCTCGGAAGGAGAAGCGGTAGCACCGTAGACAAGGTGAATCTTATAGCCATAGTCGTCAAATACCTGGTCATTTCCGACCTTGGTACGGAACGCAAGGCCAAAGGTCTTACGAGTCTGCTGGCCAACCGTCAGGCCGACAGTGCCTGTAGGACTTGCAGAACCGTCGCAAGCCTCAAATTCAGGGGGATATCTGTAAGCCTTGATCGTACCCTTATAGTCTTCGGCAGACCGCATTACCAGATACTTCATATTATCCGCATAAACTGCGGTAGCCTCCGCGCCTTCGGGAGACTCATCGACTCCGGACAGACCGCTCCACGCAACACCATCGCCGGGAGCGCCATCCGCATAGGGATAGAGTACACCTTTGTCTACGCCGGTTTCGTACTCACGAGTACCAACCTCGTCCCATACAAGAACATTACCTTCGGGCATATTGTTACCTCCTTAAAAATAGATGGACCCCGTGAAATGACAGAGTCCATCGGCTGAATACATACGTTCAAAAGAATAATATGGATTTTTCTCAAGTTCTTTATAGATCTGGCTATCGGGATCTGGATCAATGACTGTAACGAGATATCTGTCTCTCGTTATATATCGTCCATTTGCTGCAAATCGAACAGCTTCCCCAACCAGACTATATCGGATACATGGATAAACCATCTTTACATTGTTTGTTGGATTGAAATATGCTGCTTTTACACGTTTGATTGAAAGAAATTTTTGATGAAGCAGCAACCGTCTTTCATTCATTAAATATCCCTCCGATCGTTAGTTTGATTCTGGGATATTCAATCGTTGCAGAGGTGATTTTCCATTTCATTCCCCAAAAAACCACATATTGCATAAATCCAAGATTCTCTTTTGCAAATTTGTCAGCGACGATACTAATATCATTGTTTAACGTGAAATTTGTATTCGTCGTTTCACTTGTTTCTTCGAGACGAACCCGCCGAGCAATGATATCGCCGTGATACGTCCGTTCAGTTACCTTCGGGACATAAACACCGGGTGACTGCTCGACGGTCTCGGCGAATCCAATTGCTCCGCAGAATCGTCCCATTTTGAATTACTCCGTAGCGCTGGCAGACCACTCGGTGCCGGCAACGGTAGTGGTGCCGTCAACCGTGGTTACCTTGTTACTGCCAAACTTGACAGGCCGCAGGAAATTAGTACCATCATGCACAAGCAGCATGCCCTTCTTAAATGCATCTTCAATAACCGCAGCGGACATCGTCACGGTATGTGCAGAATCGGCATACAGCTTATGGTCGGCCGCCTTGCCATAGGCAATCACAGCACGCATATGCTGATCGGAGTAACCTTCGTAAATCTTATTGGATGCCATGTTCATTCCTCCTATGTTATGTTAACCTTAAAGGCATTAAGAAGCCTTCTTTTCCAGAACAATCGCGGACTTGATCTTAGTCAGGGCACCGGAGATACGGGTCTCAATCAGATACTTCTCCTTATTGAAGTCGATATCAAACTGATTGAACTGGGTGATCTGGCCACCCTTGGTAGCACCGACATAGTAGTCATCGAGATTAACCATGATGCCCAGCAGAGCCATCTTATTGGTGTCAACGGTTCTCTGAAGGCCGGCGAACTGCTCAATAGTGACAATCGCGGAAACATTCAGGATCGTCTTCAGCTCATCGATGCTGTTGTAAATTCTCCGACCGTTCAGATCACGGGCCATCAACATAGTGTTAACCAGCTGCGGGGTGCAGAAGAAGGCAGGAGAGCCGGAGCCACGGTAATCGATTCTGGCATCCAGAGCAGCCTCAATAATGGCTTCGGTCTCGATGTAGTTGTCACCAAAGTTCTTGCTTGTGTCGCTTCCCTGAAGCTTGGTCTTCATACCGGCAACATCAACAACCTTGTGAATGGTGTACAGCTCGTCATCGGTCCAGATGGGACGAATCTTATCCTCGGGGATCTTGTCTTCATCGCCATCCTCACGGCCATCACCAACCATAACAGCGGTGGCAATTTCCTCATTGAGCGCCATCCGCAGGAGGTTGTACTCATAGGATACGACATCAAAATCCGTGATGTCGAGAATATCATCCCGATTCATGGAATCCTTGACATATACGGTATAGGGGTCAGTCGTCCGGCTCATGAGCTTAACATTACCGACTTCCTTCTTGAGACCGCCCTTCTGATAGCCAAGGCCACGAATCTTACGGCCTCTTGCGTCGGTCTGACGAGTACGGATACGGCTAATGGGGCTCTTATGAACACCATTCATAACCGTAGTAACCCAGCCCAGATTATCGGTTACCAGCTCGGGAGCACCGGGCTTTACGTCCTTATATTCCGGGAACAGGGTTTCAATCTCGTCAATACCGTGCTGAAGATGGTCGGTCTCCCCGGCATACTGCTCCATAGCCTCTCTCAGAGAACCACAGCTCTTACTCTTGGCGAGAGCCAGAATAGCCTCCTGGTCAGAATGGGTCAGAACACCATCCACGGTCTCAGTCTGAGTTTCCTTATCGAATGCGTTGTGTCTCATAACTTTTTCCTCCTTGTTATCATTGTCCTCTTCTTCATCGCCGTCATTAGAGGACTCGTTATTTTCTTTTGCTGTACCAATTACAGCATATACGGCTTTCTTCTCTTCCTCGGTGAAGGTCTCCCAGATATCGGCGACAGTCTCACCTTTATCAGAAACGGGCTGCTCTTTGTTATCATTAATGGTATCAATTTCATCGATCTTCGGCGACATACTAATAATAAGTGCTGCCACCTTCTTCTTTTTCTCAGAAAGACCATCAATGATTTCCTTTGTGGTTTTCTTGGGAGTCTCATCGGATTTCTTTTCGGGTTCTTCTTTGGAATCTTTCTCCTGAGTTTCCTTATCCTCATGGGTAAGCTCACCATTGGAGGCATCAATCTCCTGATCGAAGTAGATAACAGCCTCTTCATCAGCGCCGTCCTCATGAGTAATTACCGAATCAATGAAAGCGCCAGGATTTGCTCCGGCATAAACCAAGCTTAGCTCCCGGATAACACCGTGCGTGACGTCTGGCCCACTCTGCTTCAGCTTATTGGCATAGATGGACATCGCACAAATGTCACCATGCTCCACAAGCTCCTTAGCGTTAATGCCATTCTTTGTCTCATTAAAGACGCCGTAGGCATAAACGCCGTCACTTCGATTTTCCAGAAGTGCATGACCGATGACATTCTCCATGCCACGATGATCATGATTCCAGACAAGCGGCACCTTTGCTCCATCCTGATCGGCAAATGCCCCGGCACGTATAATCCTGCCATCGGTACATTTGATATCATTTCTGGTAGCATAGCCGCTAAAATCATACCGAAATGCCATTTTTTACTATTTCACTCCTTTTCTTCTGTTTTCTGCTCAGAAGATTCATCTTTTACGACGTTTGCAAACTCTTGCCCATTCGCAGCACTTATATTACGGTTTCTAAGCTCATTTGCTTTATCGTCATTTACAGGTTTTCTTCCAACCATTTGTCGAATCTCATTCGGCGTAAAGATCTCGTTTCTCGTGAGTTTATCAGCGACATCAGGAATCGTATTTGCAGATACAAGCTTAAAGGGATCGCGGAAGAACATGATCGTTTCCCCGTTATCTCTGGCTTTCTGGGTCAGATACTTCCACCGCATTCCGTCCACGATTGCAGAAATGATCGGCTCGATAAGCCGAGAATAGTAATTCTGCATTGTTTCGTTATTAGCAGTACCATTAAGAATAGACTCCGTAATGCCGAGCTGAGAATATAACTGATCTACAAGGTACTTCACCCGTTCATAGAGATTGTTCTCAATTCCGCGATTCAGCTGCGTGATATGCTCCGTACCATCGATATACGCAATCCCGTATTTTGAATTTTCGAGCTGCTCTTGAATGCTGTCTCTCCGGAGATTAGCTCGATCCTCCATAGACTTTGTCCGAATCTGGTACGGGAGCTGAATGATCATGTCCAGTTTGCCGGAACCATTCTGTGCGTCGAGCGTGTCAGAAAGGTTTAGAGTCCGGATAAGACGCTGCACAACTGAATTATTCTCATTCATCACAGAATAGAGAGGATTCATGATAATGGGAACTGATGCTTTCGGCATCGTGAGATCTTCCCGCTGTCCAGTTTGATCATTGTAAGCGCGCATAGTGATGTAATCCGGATACCATTGCCGAACCTCGGCAGTTCGAATAGACTCGATATCCGTTTCAAGGCCATTCTTCGTTATTCGCGTAACAGTATCAATAGGCGGAAGCGCAACTGTCCCCTCGTCGAACATACTAAGGACCACATCCTGAATGAAATCTCTCGCGGACTGGTCTTTATTAGCATTCAACGTCAGACATCGATTCAACTTGGAATCGATAGTTTCAAGATAGTTGCCATTGAGATCTACTCGAACATGCTGCAACGACATCTCAGCACAGTCCATCGCAATCTTATTGAAGATGGGTGCAATAAAGGACTTTTCATTGCCGCGTGTAAGCCGAGTACGGTACGGATTATAAGAAGAACCCCCATAAGTCACATGACTGCTTACGGGGGGATCTCGATTCATGAAAGCACTCCAGGCATTTTTCAGTCTGGAAGTAAAATTATTTTCCGGCAATATGATTCACCTCAATCTTCGTCGTTCTCTTCGTCGGACTTATCTTTCTTTTTATTCTTCTTCGAGTTACTATCAGAAGAGCCAAGCACCCCGCTAACAATATCCTTAGCAATCTTCTTAGTTGCTTCTTTAATAAGATTGTCAGCGAGACTCGAACCAAATTTTGTCATAAACCGCTTAGTTGCGGATTCTCCTCGTTCAATCGTCTTTGGTGCTACAGCATCTAGATAGCGTTTCTCAAGATCTCTACGATTCAGAAAATCACGAATCTCTTGATCGGACATAGAAGAAACATCTCTGGGCTTGCTGGTTTCATCAGTAGTGCGTTTAGCTTCTTCCTTACGCTTAGCCTCCGCAGCTTTCTTTTTGGTCTGTGCTGCTTTCTTAGCAGCGGCTTTTCGCTTTTTGGTCATCTGACGACTATAGCGAAGTCTACCGGCCTCAGTAAGTGTGCCATCGGAGTTCTGGTATCTCCTGACACCCCACTTCATGCCGAGGATGCCCTCGTGAGCCAAGTAAGTTTCCATTTTGATTTCTCACATCCTTTTAGTCAAACATGTCACCATTCGCCTTATAGGCGACCCAGGCATCCATCATGGCGGACACGTTATCGATCTTGTCTTCATTCCGAAGTTTCATAAGTTTGCGGTTGCCATTTGTATCGGTCAGAGTAACACAATTCTCCATGGCAAACTGCATCAATTTCTCATCAAACTTCAGCAGTCGCTCTTCGGATAAGTTCTTCAATTCTCCAAGAGGCACAGATTCTGTTCTGGCACCCTGAATAACCTTAACCACACCAAACGAGCCATTTTCCTTGCACCAGCGATCTACAAAGGTTTCCGCATTATATGGGTCGAATCCGAAACAGCGAACCTCATAACCATTCTTCGTGATGAAATCATCCAACTCGTCATAGACCTGCATCATGTCTAGTACAATTCCATCAAAAACAAAGAGACTTCCCTCGGATATGAACTCCTCGTATCGGAGCCGCATCGCGACTGGAAGTCTATGCAGGGTCTTTGCAGTTATGTAGCTGCGAACCTTGATTCCATAAGAACCATCGGAAAGTGGGAATAGAAACGTAAATGCGCAGAAGTCATCGCCTCTGGACAAGTCACCGCCCATGGAACATGGCATCTGCCAATAGCTTCGCTGCGGATGCGGCAATGTTTCCTCATATGGGAAATAGTAGGTATAGCCCTCACTCGGAATGCCAAAGCGCTTCGCCAGGATATCGTTTTTCGCAGACGGAACCTTTTCGGCACGTTCTACATCAAGCTGATAAGTCTTATAACTAACGGTAAGTCCGATGTTCGGCTGAGCCTTGATCCACATGGATGGGTCGGAAACTTCGTCAATACTATCAAGCTTGTAATACCAGATAGAAACATGGGGTGCATAATAATCGCCTCGAAGAATGTCAATAAGCTCCATTTTCATGGAGTCACCAACGCCGTTTCTTACGGTACCCTCAGAGCTGATTGCCAGAATCAGATAATCCTCAACCTTAGATGCGCCCTGCTCAATTGCGGCAATGGGGTCTTCTCTTGTCGCACCGGAAAGCCACTCGTCAACTGTAGCACATTTGACCTGAAGTCCCTGAAGTTTATCGACCCGCATAGGTCTGACCTCAAGTAAACTCCCGGTGAGCATATTCTCAACGCCCTTTTTTGTAGTGCAGAGCTTTTGACGGTTTGCTTTGCTTCCAGTTGTATTTTGAAGACTACCTTCTGTAAGAAACTGGAAGACAGGTCCTCTTGCCCTTGTGATAGCGGTGCTGATCGGAGCAATGACCTCATTCGCCTGTTTCATTGTAGGCGCGGTTGTGATCTGATGCGTTGTTGTCAAATCAACATTTAAGAAATAGGATTGGATTGTGCTTGCGTACATACTCTTTGCAGCACCGCGAGCGACGATCAAATATTGCTTGCGCGTAAGGCGTCGTTTGACCATCTTCTTCTCACGATGAACACCACCACCTTCATCCGGAATAATTACAGTTGTAGGTTCGAAATAATACCAACAGAATATCTGCTCTGCCCACAGCTTGAATGTATCTAAGAGTTTCAGATCAGAACCATCGGTCAGTGTTAATTCGTTCTCGCAGTACGCAATGTATCCCTCTACGGCGCGATCATCGTAATAGTAAGCGGGGTCACGAATCAGATCGTCAATCCGATTCATTTCCATTTCTATTTCTTTGTTGACCTTTATCTCTCCACGCAACACCGCGTCACGAAAGTTACCGTAGTATCGCGGGGTCGCTGTGTTAGATAACATGATTTACTCCTTTTCTATTTTGATCTCTCCATGTACTCGATTATGTTCCATTCTAGTTCGGCGATCTCTGCCTTTATGGCATCCGCAATTGTGGAAGAGGATGGAGGATCAAAGGAAAGTTTTGTTCGTCTATATACATATGGCTTTACAAATCCAAGAAGTACCTTATCTGGGCAATAGGTGCCCCAGGTATCTTCAAGACCTGTTAGTGTGAACCCGCCCTCTGGACCAACACCGAGACGAGTCAGTTTTGCAAATGCCGAATTTGCAAACGGGATAATGTCTTCATCAAAGTCATTACAACTCTGATCAACTTGACATCCCCTGCGGACGCCTTCAAGAATACTGTCACTCATTTATTATTCCTCCATGGGGATGTATCATTTGGTGAACGCTGTGCAATTAAAGGAAGCCGATTCTTTGATTCTTGGTAATGTATCGCTCGGTGGGTTGCAGGAGAAACACACACAAGATACTTCGGATCCCATGCAAACTCACTGCCATTAATAATGTCTTCAACCGTGATCGGATTCATGTGATGAAGAATAAATATTTCTGGAAGAGGATAGCCCTCAACGCCAAGATCCCAGCCGTTTTGTTTTACAACAATTTTTCTTCGAAGTCTTTTGTACTCTTCGCTTCGGTAGAACCTCTGATTAATCCATCGGTCATAACCGAACGTTGGTTCGCCAACTGTGGAATAGGTTCTTAGGTATTCTATCCGTCCTTCGAAGGTTGAAATTTTTTTGAGTTCATCCCAACTCTTAATAAAATCCTTCATCGATGTCCTCCGGATAGTCCTCTGCACCCTGGTACCTTCGCATTGCTTCAACGGCCTTCTTATACAGTTCGCCACGTTCAACTTCTGCACGAGCTGCATCTTTCTTAGCACGAAGCAATTCAATCTCTGCTTCCATTTTTTCTTTCTCACGCTTCTCTCTTGTAGAAGCGAGTTTTAAGTAATGTACGAGGACCTGAGAGGAGGCTGTGCCTTCCCGCAGTTCTTTTTCGGCCTGGTCAATTGCCAGATCAATCAGCTGATTCTCACGCCCCTCCCGCGTCAATGCTGGAGGTATAGGTTTTCGTGGCACAGTTATCCTCCTTTCAGAACTTATCTAGTCATTCGAAGAGAGGCATGACGGATTAGGAAAAGTCCGTATGTTAAGAGAGGTATTGTTGGAGGTTATATCCTCAGTTATGGGTGCCCACCACATTCACCCATAACATCAGAAGCACTGGAAAGGAGAAAACAGCGCCATGAGAAGAACATGCCTCCCTGCGAATGACTAGATAAGTCGGTTTTGTTGTGACAAAATATCCCGCCGGGGAAAAAATCAAGACGGCTGCGATGCAGGGGTGGGGTGTCTTGATATTACCCCCTCCCTATATCCAAACAACATCACAGCCATCTATAAAAAGTGCAAAGAACTAGTTTCATTATTTTTATTTTATTCATCAAACTAAATAATTTAATGAATGTATTTAGTTTTAATTTTATTACAAGATTGAATCAAAGAAAAACTTATTTAATTAGCTGGTTTAGTTAAGCTAGTTACAACAACAAAATGTTCACCATCTTTTATTACTTTGATGAAACGATGAAAAGGATCAACTTTCATAATTTCATCAATTGCATTACTAATTTCTAACGAATTGTCAGCATCAGACAAAGCATCAGAAGTTCTTGCAAAAGAATCCAAAACACCACAAGAATTGTAGCCATGAACAACATCAAAAGCATACCATTCATTGAAGTTTGTAAAGGGGTTCCAGGGGTTATCTGCGGTAGATAGCATTGCCTGCTTCTCAGTCATACATAGCACCTCCTTACCTGTAGTTGTTTACTGTGGACACGGATACTCCTACGGAGTCTGCTATTTCAGCGGCGGTACGCCCAGAACTCAGCATAGTGCGGATTCTACGCTCCATGGAGGGGGTTACAGTCTGCCCCTGATAGGGCATAGCTCTCTGCTTTACCGCATCCATATCCGTATTGGCTAGCACCCGCATGAGCAAGCTATTACTTATGGCGCCAGACTGAATGGCTTCCCATTCTCGATCCGTGATGTCGATCCTAACATCTTGACGATTAGCACCAAAACGTGCGCGTGCCGCTGCTATTGCCTGCTGACGAAGACGTTTCTCTTCTTTCTTGTCAATGTCAGGATTGTCTTTTTTCTTGTTTTTAATGACAACATTAGCAACAAGCTGAGCTTGACGTTCACGAGGAGCATTCTTCAAAGCCTTATTGAGTTTTACTTTTAAAGAATCAACTTCCGCTTCATAGGTTTTTTCAGCAGATCGATTAAACTTAGCACTAGGGGTATCCAGGTACTCTTTTCTAGCCTTATTTGCAAGGGCTTTCATCTGATTGGCATAATTCGCATAAGCCCTCTCCGTAGGAGTATCGGCGTCGGAGATAAGGGTTCTGGCATCCTTGGTTTCCGCCATACGAGTCGAGTTCTCCTGAGCAAGGACGACCTTACCATCTTTATCTGTATAGCTTCGACCGGTCTCACGATACTTCTTTTCGCCAGTCTCCCGATCAGTGTCCCTATCGATGTTGAAGTTCTTTCGTTCAGGGACCTGAATCGGACTCTTTGCTCTAGAAATCAGCGTTGAGACGCCACCACCGCCCTGATAATCCTTTTTCAGAGCATCGATATTCTGCTCCTGATAACAGCGTTTATAGTCGAGATTGTGCTTCTCGGCGTCGATAATACACATACTGTACTTAACGGCACGTGCAATCTCATCCATAGGAGCACCCTGTAAGGTCATATCGGTAATCAAATTCGATACAACACCCATTTGCTTCTGTTTATAATCGCTATTGATCTTTTTGAGACCGGGGTAGCCCTTATACTCAACCTTTGGATCAAAGCCCTTCAGAGCATCCAGAGTTTTATCTGTGCGAATCCTAACTTTGTCGTTAACAGGAATAACAAGAACCGTATCTCCATCGAAATCCGCACCAGAAAGCTGCTCGGCAACAGTAGAACTAATGCCAATAGCATCCTTAGCGGCAGAGCCGATTGAGCTTTTGCCCTCTTTATTGCGATTATTAACTCGAAGTTTGGGAATCTCAAAGATACCAGCGTGGGGGAAGCGAATTAATACAACCTCTTCGCCATCGCGATACTGGGGCGCATAGACCTCGGTGTCCTTGATGGTTGTCAGAGGAAGAATAACCTGAGTCGCCTGCCTTGGGAATGCCGCAGCTTTCAGATTTACGGCAGCTGTATCGCAATCCTCGGCATAGCTCTCAAGAAGTTTCTTTTTTACAGCAGGATTGGTGAGGGACAGAATCTCATCAAGTTCTTTCTTTCGTGACTCGTAGGATTCATTAAGCTGACGTTTGATGAGTGGAACAGGCTGCTTTGAGAGCATCTGCGCAGAAAGAGTCTTAGCATACTCAGCCCAGCCTCCTTCTTCGTTGACAATATTCATTACACCCTGCTTTTCGTTCCCATCTCCGGAATTGTAGAACAGCTGCTTCTTGATTGTGGCTCCAAAAGGATTTGCAGGATCGACTTGCCCATCCGCAGTACGTTTCATTGGCTTCAAGACAGTATTATCCTTCGGCCCAAGCATCGGAACATCTTCTGTCTTATTCGTGTTAAAGACAACATCAACACCATCAGGAAGGTTGTCAGAATAGACGGCCATACCCTTAAGATAGTGAGTTCCGTCAACCGCTATACGAACCTGAGCGTAATTCGCTTTGCCAAGGGAAATATCATCGACGCCTCTTCTGAGTTCAATTGTGCCATCCTTTTCCAAACCACCCTGGTCACGATAACGAACCTGAATGCGACTGGAGTCAAGACTAACAGGAGGTTTAAGACCAAGTTCCGTCATTTCGGAAACAGTCTCGTAGTCACCGATAGTCTTAACGGCGTCAAGATTGTTGTAAATATCCTGCTTTGTTGTGCCCTTCGGGGCAAGGATCTTCATTGTCGTAAAATTACGCTTATTGGTAGCCTGCTGAAGCTTAATTTCGACAATATCATAGCCTTCTTCCTGAAGCATCTTAAGAGCAGTGTCTTTACGCTCAGCGGTAATCTTATACCCAAGAATATCACTAAGTTCCCGTTCAGATGCTTCTCCAACATCAAGGTACTTCTTAGTAGAAAGCTGCTTTTTCATAAAGTCAGCAGTTTTCTTAGTGAGCTCCGTTCGCTCTTTAGCTTGCTCAGTTAGAATAGAACGAACATAGCTTTCACCTTTGGGTGGATTTAACCGCTTACCAATCTCGACATTGGAATATCCATGCTCTTTGAGCTTCATAACCTGAGCAATCCGTTCGGCACGAACTCTATCTTTAGAAATGGATTTCATCTGACGGAACTCAGTGGAGGACATTCCCATTGCGGTTCTGATCTCTGCATCAGAAAGCCCCTGTGCGCGAAGTTCACCATAAGAACTTCTAAAGAAAGCTTCCCGTTGGTAAGGATTTTCACCAGACCCCCACGGGAATCTGCCAGATCTACGAGGCATCCCATAATGGGCAATTGCTTCTAGGTCTTCATCATCAAGAATATCATCCTGATAATCGTCTACTTCGACATCTTCGTTATCGAAAATATCAATGGTTTCATCGTCCTGAGAATGTTCGTATCCCATTATTCAATCGCACCTCGTTTCATATCAAATATCATTTTGTCGAAATGGATTATTTTATCCATTATTCTCCTAATTTCGGCAGGATCTGCTGTTTCTTCATTCTTAGCGCCTGATTGATAGATCGCAAGTTCTGTATCAATATCTTCCGGATTCACACGATACTCAAGGCAGAAGAGAGCAGCATAGATTCTCAACTGAATAATCGACGTAGGACCTTCTCCTGATTTATAATCATGAATTCGAAGTTTCTTTTTCGAGAACTTGATTGCATCTGCTGTGCCAAAGCAATTCTCTGAATAATATAATGGCTGCTCTGGTGTCATACCGTATCGAATCGCATCATTGACATACATTGCAATTGTTGAGTTTCCGCTGAGCTTGACACCAAGTTTAATTGCATTCGCCGCAAATTCATGAAGCTTAGTGCCTCGTTCTGCAGCCATCGCATTGTTGTATGACGCTACAAATTTCTCGTCGTCATACCTTGTCCAATGATACTTGCTTGCACTGAGCAGAGCATGCTGCCCGATAAGATTTCTATGTGGGTTAAAAACAAAGGGCATTGCGATTCTCCTTTCTAAAAACAAAAAGAACTAAGAAAAATAATCTCTTAGTTCTTCAATGATTTCATTCTTGTTCTCAGGAAAAATGAAAGCTCCATAACTTCCCATGTCCAAAGCGCTCTGAATGTAATAGTCCTGATTTGGTTGGTGGATCTCATTACGACTTTTTTTACATTCAAGAAAAGCCCACTTGCTTCCGACAAAAATGGAGAGGTCTGGAATCCCCTGCAAATAAGAAGAATCATTCTTCAATATAACAGCATTTGAAAAAATAGCTTTCAACTCTTTAATCAATTCTGCTTGAAAACTGTTTTCTCTTTTCATTCCATACCTCCTCAAAAATATAAAAGAAAACGTAAACCGTCTTCCTCTCTATTACACGGGTTGTAAATTTTGCGAGGGTAAAAGAGCAAAAAAGAGAACCACTTGTAAAAAGCAGTTCTCTTCTCAAAATATCACTTCTTAAATAGTTTCTTGATAAGAGTATGGCCATCAATAGAATATTCAATTTTACCTGTCCAATCACCGATCCACATCGACATTACTCCAAAACTTGGAAACCATAAATATACGATATTGCATTTCCCATAATAGAGAAAAATGCTCATAACAATTATATATGGTGCTTCCAAAATAAGAAAAACAATGTCAATCGTCTCAATAATATTTTTCAAGATCATGTCTAATACTTCTTTCAATTTCTCCATAATAATACCTCCAAAAATATTTAATTAGGATTATTTCCCATTATACTGATTGAAAAAAATGCGACGTCCTACATAGGGTAAAAAGAGAACCACTTGTAAAAGCAGTCCTCTTTCGAAATATCAATTATTTGCTTTTCGTTTCTCCTTCCAAAATTCGCATGTCGCCTTGACATCTTCCTTAAACCTCTGCGCATCTGCATCCATTTCATTCAGCAGCTTGTGCAAACGTATCAGAAGGACACCAAGTGTCACACCGATAATCATTCCAGCAAGAAACATAATAAATTCCTCCTTTAATATTGTTCATTAAAGGGATGGAAATTTCTGCGAACAAAAAAAAGAAAACCACCTGTAAAAATATCAAGTGGTTTTCTCTATAAAGAATTATTCTTCTTCGGTTACTTCATCAGCACCATAAATAATAGCGCCAACTACTTTTCTCTTTTCTCCTTTCATATCCGTAATATAACCGGTATCTGCTGCCTGAGAAAACATACGATCAAACTCTGGGCATTCATCTCGATTCATTCCGAGTAACCGAACGGGCTTGTCATAATCTCCAAACGCTTTTGCATCAGCACGTCCTAAACAGGCGTCCGTAACAAATTTATCTTTCAACTTGGCATTCCATTTCAGTTCATCGCAAACTGCACCGACAAATACACCAATAAGGTATGTACTATACACAGCAGCACCGATCTTCACGGATAAAACAATTTCATCTTTGTTCTCCTTCCAATAGTTTTTTGCTTTTTCAATGCACTTCATAAAAGTACCTCCAATAAAATAATTTTGGGGATATACCCCCATTATATAATCTGTATTTTCTGCGACCACAAATATCCATAAAAAGGAAACCACTTGTAAAAGCAGTTTCCTTTTCTCTGAACTAACTTCTTTCTTTAAGAGCTATGATCACTCCGGATGTAATTAACCCGTCGTAAGCAGCGGTATACCACAGTGATCGCAATGGCGCACTTATTTCCGTCGGTCCTACAATAAGGAAATACACGCACAGCACTTGCAGAATCACAAACATGGCAATGCCATTGATTCGCAACGTGTTAATCATATACCCTCTAAACGTTCTCATAAACATCCTCCTTAAGTTTTTGTTCTTCATTAAGGAAGTTGAAAATGTTGCGATTTGGGCGGGCGACTCAATTTACTCAATTTACTCAACCAACTAAACTATCCCGCCACATCCGTGCTTTTATTTCAAATATTCATGCTTGCTTTCCTTCGATTCAACATATTTGAAATAATACTCGTCATGTTTCTTAATTCCATGCTTGCCTCTTTCAACAAAGAATTTCGAAATGCCAATCGCGACATCCGCCATGTCAATCGCGACATCCGCCAGCCTGTTATACATCTTTGCAATAGCAAGCCAAAATTTAAATTTCCACATAAAAATCTCCTTTCGCATTCGTCGTTTATTTTCTGTCAATTTTCCACTTTGCGGATAAATGGATAGATTTTTTTCCATATTCTTTTATATATTTTAATTTTTCTCGCGTATAATTAGAAAATAATTTAGCCATTTAGCCACATGTAAATATATCTGACACAAGTGTCAACTCATCTGACACAAGTGTCAACTCACTTGACAAGAAATCGCGATTTTGCGGATAAATCCAGTTTATCCAGATTTAGCCATTTAGCCACAAAATGGTATTTTTAGCCTCCAAACAGCACTTTTCTTCGATAATCATCGTAAAACAGCTCCAAATAGAGATAGTTTCTCTTCGCTGCTTTCCCCTGTTCTATCGAGTAAATCTGCTGCCTCGTCATGAATGTCATGTCGGCAATTTCAGCTACTGACAGGTTTAATGAAATCCTCGTTTGCTTCAATTCTTCTCCAGTCATCATTGATCTCTAAACTCCTTTCTCAAGCGGGTCATTTCTTTATACCGGTATCGATCGTAAAACAGTTCAAGGAAGAGATAGTTTCGTTCCGGAGCGCTATCCCTTTCAACATCATATATTGAGGCTCGACTAATCCCAGTCATTCTAGACACGTCGCTAATGGTCAATCGCAGTTCCATACGAACCCTCTTTAATTCTGCACCGGTCATTGGAATATTAATCCCTCCTCCTAGATTGTTAATACATAATTCTATCGAAACTACGAATAATACATCTTATAGCATCCGAGCAAGCTTCAATATACATACAGTCAGTTAAATGCAGATACGATGTCAATGCATACAACAATCTAATTGATGAGCTCAACTTGTCAGATAGCGAACCGAAATAAATCAAATTGCAAATCTTAAAACGACGTTTAGCTTTATTAACTATAGAACCTTCTTCATCGAATTCAAGAGAGTTATGATCTATTCCATAAATAATGCTGGATAGATCGTCAAATACAATCAATAGATTGCGGTACCAATACCAATCAAGCCTCGAATCATAAATATTGTACTTAAGAATATTCTCAAGCTGAATCATTCCGAAGTCCATGGCTTGCCTGAGTGCATCACCGAAAATTAGGTTGCAGAGCCAAAATCTAAAAGAAAAGTGCTTATTAATAGACATATATTACCTCCAAAATATCATCTAACAGTATTGTAATAATTAGTTTGCTTTCCGATAGTTATCAGCACCTTTTTAAGCTCAATACATGAGTCATGTACCTCATCAAGCTTATCCCTCAATGTGGATATCGTGATACAACCCTCACCATCATCGTTGAGTCGATCATCGTATTCTCGACAAAGTGCATAATACTCAGACAGGGTTTTGTTGCGGGCATTGATTGCCTTATGGAGATCTTTCTCGGCCTTGGCAATCTGTCCGGTCATGCGCTTATGATAATAAATAAGGAGGTCTAACGTTCGAATGTGGATATGCCCTTTATCATCGAGATAGGTTTTCATTTTGTATTCCTTGATTTTCGTCCGAATGGTAGTCTGGCTCACATTGCAAAGAAAAGCAGCCTCCTGCACAGTGACAAATTGGTGTTTTGCAGAAAAAGTTTCCTCCATTTAAATTACCTCCCATTTTCACTAAAAATCTTGTTCAAAGTATCATTACTCGCCCGTACGTTCGTTATATTGCGGTATTTGCAATCGACCGATATGTAAAAAGGCCCATTACCATCGCCGATTCTGAGGCCTTCCAGAGCCTCACAGGAGGTCAGGGCAAACTTACAAAATTCAATATTTTTGCAGATTTTACAGGGATTTGCTACACAACTCATGACATTTTTTCTCCTTTTCAAAATGCAATTTTATTCGCAATAAAGGCATACTTGCTTGCGAATTTCAGGAAGCCAGTGATCTCTTCTTTGCTCAGAATCATCGGCTTGCTTTTGTTTTCACCAATTATTAATTGCACGACGTAAGTGTTATCATCGAGCTGGGTGGTGCTGTAATGCACCTTATATGTCTTATTGGTAGATTCCATCATATTTTTCTTCCTCCTGACGCATAATAATCTTTTTGTGGTCGTTTACCATGGCAATCGCAGCATTGGTTTCATGATTAAAAATAAGCAGCTCCTTTGATTTAAGGAGCCGCTTTTTCATATCGGAAATATCTTTTCTTGTTGCATCTTTTGCAAGCATAACAATCAGCCTTTCTTTTTAATATCCGATTTTTTAGTCTAATGGAGGGAACATCACAACTGCACATAAAAGTCCTATCAATATGAGTGTTATGATTGCCCCAATAATCCAATCCATGATTAGTTCGATAATTAAGAGACTTATAGCCAATATAAGAAAAAGAATTATCAACCACATTTTATCCCCTTCTTAAGGATCTGGTAACTTTCTCACTAAGATATTCTGAGAACCGACTTTGTATTGGATGCCGTCAATTTCTACAGAGACAACCCCAGAATTACTCGCGATTATAATACGTCCTGGTCCTTCTATGACACCATCAGGCATATAAATCTTGACGTACCATTTATAATCGCTGCTGGTACTTTCTGAAGTTGAACAGCATCCGGAAAAAATAATAATACAAAGGCAGATCAAGAGAACATACACAGCTATCGTCAATTTTGTCGGCATAATTATTCCTCCTCAATGGCATCCATTATATATCCCTTCATATCGAAGACATACATCATGTCTATTAGCCGCTTTGGCGTAACTCGCCTGTAAACAGTCATTTGGACATCTCTCGGTAAATATAAGTACACAGTAAAGGTGCCGTCTCTGCGCTCCTTCACTGTGTAGTGTCTTATGAGATATCGTATTGCAATAATGGATGGGGTGTTTATCTTCTTTACCTTCATTATTACTTCTCCTTAGTTTCCTTCGGCAGGTACTTCTTAAAAACACCATCATATCTGGACATCCCAAGAATATCACAGAAGTAGTGACGGGCAACTGCCATGGCAAGGCCTTTCTCGTGGTCATTCATAGCACCTTCCTGGCATTTCACGACGGTCTTGCATCCGTCCTTCCAGTAAACGATTGTTGCAGGACCATTGAAGATAACCTGCTCGATGGGATTTGACGGAGTGGGCTTATTGTTAGTGTTTTTCATGGTAGATTCTCCTTTTAACGAATTTTGGCTAGACTTAATTAAATCTGCTAATCCACGTTTGAAATTTGTGGTAATATCGTCGTGGTAGACATGCTGAGGGGCATAACCGCAATCATACCATAGTTTTACCTCAGAATGACCATACGTAATGAAGTCCTCCGATGCAAGCAGATTATATTCTCCATCCACCGAATAAAACTCCACAAAACCATCATTTTCCTTTTTGAAAACAACATCATGAACGAGTGCTGGCAAATTAGCAGTGGCAAAAGATGATACTTTCATACCAGGTTCAGGAAATTTTGGGTTTTTACCAGGATATAGCAATCTTTCGCCCATCCACTTTAAATATTTAGTCGGAACCTCCGAAATGTAAGGAACCCCGGAAAATATAACCTCAGCTATCTTTCCAATATGTCCAGGGACATATTTAACAGCTCGAACAAGCCCTATGTGGCCTCGATGCTGATTATACAACTTACTGATTATAGTCGGATAAGTCCCATCTAATGCATTAGTTAGTTCAACATAATCCCCACGTTTAATTTCGTTCTCCATAATTTTCTCCTTTTCATACTTTTCGTAATCGTAATACATTTTTATTTCCGGATTACCATGCTCAATCAAAGCATCTGAGGCGAGAATATCTACTTTGCCGTCTTCGAAATAGCATTGCTCCTCGAATTCACAGTCTCTTATGTTAAAGAAAACCGCACGAACTTTTTTGGTAATGCCAACTGTAAGACGATCAGTAACCGTCATATTTGGCTCAGGAAAATTCCTGGTTCTTAACGGCCATTCTTCTCTTTTTCTAATGAAATCAAGGAGTATAAGTGGTACTACCGAAATATAAGGAACACCAGAAAAAATGACCTCTGCCACTTTCCATGGCTGTGAAGGAGCGTATGTTACCTTTCTGACAAGACCATTGCGCCCATAATTGTCCTCATATAGTTTGTCAACAAACGGATTTTTTGATCGATCCATGTAAGGCTTTAGTATTACATAATCGCCGCGCTTTATCCCGTTCTCCATAATTTTCTCCTTTTCAATTTGCCAAAAATAAAAAGAAGGAGGAGTTGTAGTCCGTCCTTCTTTCACTCATAAATTAAGCAAAATATACTTCATATCCCTCCTCCTTAGCCTTAGCCATTTCTTCGGCTTCGAATTCGTGTTTTTCTTTTCTATCTAAAACACCAAACAGATATATGCATATAAGCATAAATAATCCAAGAGCAACGTTAGCCATAATAATTTTCTCCTTTTAATAAATAAAAATGTTACTAATATTACATAAAGAGTCGCTCTTCTCTTCATTATAATGGATGAAATATTTGCGATTTTTTGTGGCCACAAAGTTAATAGTACCGCTTTGGCTTTCTTTTTCTCCGTTTCACCATCTTGTCACGGATTTTGTATCCACGTTCATTTATATACAGCCGAACGCTTTCGGTAGGCCCCTTCATTGCTTCTCGTTCTTTTTCTGCTAGTTTCTTATCGTTAGCATAATCTTCACAGGAAGCATGACAAGTTGCGGTTCTTCGCGTGCAGCCATGGCAGTGATACGTCATCTCTTGTCCTCTTTCTCATATAATTCGTAAATATCAGTCATCATCTTACTAAGCTGAAGCTCGCTCCATCCATCGCGATACTCATAGGTATAGGTGTATCCACCACGTTTCAAATCTTTTGAGACGCATACCGTAACACGATCGCGAGGATCGAGACTGTCACCCTCATAAAACATAAAAACATGGATACCTATTGAAACTAACTTCTGTAACTCTTTAATAGGCTGCCATGCTCCAAAATACATATAAAGGCGGTCAGGGTACTCCTGGAAAATGGGGTCGTTAAAATCAACTTTTGTTGGTATCATCATCCAATCCTCTCAAGTACATCACCATTCACCCTCAAGACGACATAACCCCATTCAGAGGATTCAGGATAGGTGAAATTGTGGACATATGCGATCGGTAGCATTTTCTTCAAATCCTCTCTTTCTTGCTCCCAATCAGACTCGTCGGAAGAAATCGTGAGAAGAGTGAGCATGTTGCCAAGTTCCTCATAACGGTTATAAATTGCAGCGTATACTCGGCAACCATATGTGCCCTCAACCGACTCTATAGCTTGCTTAAGAACATCATTATCTTTGAGAATATAAAACCGATCCACATGAAACCAATTCCAATAGAACCAATCTCCATAGAAAGGGATAATCCTAGTACCCTCATCTGTCTCAAAATATATATACGTGATTGGCGTAGTAGAGATACCAAGAATACGCATGCGTTCTTTTATCTCATTAGCAATTGCACCTGCATTTTTCTCGTAATCCATTTTTAATCCTCCTTATATTGGCCCTTACTAAATTTGTCATCTTGATTACCAACGCTTTCCGTATAATGCTTAAAACCTTGTGTTCGGCTGTCTAACCGATTCATCAATCCTAGAAAAATATTACATAAAATGTAGTTAGGATCGCTTTTATATTGTTCTATAGCTTTTAATGAAACCATTTCTTTCACTTTGAATGCACAACCCGTGTCCCGATCCCAATCTGTCAGTTGGATATGAATATTGTCTCTATCGCCTGGATATAAGGTTAACTCATATCCTTTACCTTTAAGAATCCTTAACAATCCCATAAAATCAAAATAACCCATTCTCATTACATCTTCCGAATCAAAACAACCCATTATCATTACCTCCATCTATTGTGATACTCGTAGGTATAGCGGCCATCATATCTTCAGTCATTTCTCTAATTCATTCTTTTTACGCTTTACCATTGGAAATATCCAACCAGTCATCGTGTTTACTCCAATCTGATCGTATTCGAGTTTCCACTTCGGGTATGTTTTTTCACAACGCATGCAGGTAAAGTTGGGGTCCTTTCCACCGCTCTTATCATATAACGAGCCGCCACATGAGCAGTATACGGGTCTATAACCGCCCTCAAAGGTTTTGAGATTCATTATGGCTTCTAAAACTCTGCGGTAGATAATATCATTAGGATTCCCAGCATACCTGGCTTCTGCGTTGAGATCAATTGTCTTGCTGCTGTAGGATTCTTCGGAATGAACCTTTATTCTTACATAGTTTTCTCCTACCGGAAATAGCGATAGGTAAGCCTTTGAAGTTATCTCCAGCTTTTCCCCCGCTTCACACC